ATTTGCCACAGTGCCGGTGCCGGAAGCAGCGTTCAGCGCGTCGAGGATCAACTGATCCTGGCGGCGGCCAATCGCAGCGCCAACAACTTGAGCGAGCTCAGAGCGCTCGTCAAAGTTGACCTTCTGCTGAGAAAACACATCTGAATATTCTGCTGCATTGAAATCGCTCAATGTGCAGGTAACGGTTGAAAAGCCGACGTTCATCGGAGTTACATCAGTCTGCGTTACACGGGCAGTAGCCACGCCGCGACCGACTTTAGGGAATCTTACAGTGGAGCCTTCTACACCACGACGCTGACGCACAGCACCAACCAGCATTGCTTTGCCCTGGTAGGCTTGCTTGACTTCAGCATCGAATAGCGTAACAAAGGCGTTCGAGAGAGAAACGGCCATTTGAATACCTCATTCGGTTAATTAGTCAGGGTTTTGCGCATCGGTGAGCCGCTAGTGCGGGCCTTGCTTGCTGATTACGTCAGCCGGTCGATGGCATCTCGCCACAAGTAAGGGTCGGTAAACCGGTAGGCCTTACCACAATTGTAGGTACTTTTTGGAAAAAAGCAATAAAAAAACCCCGGCATGTTGGCCGGGGGGAAAGTTGCAGCTGCGGGTTAATCTTTAACGTAGGTGCGAAACATGCGCTCAACCTTCTGTCGGTAGGCTGGGTCGGTTTTGTATTTAGGGTCATTTACCATTGCATAAAGTTCATCTTTGCTAGGTGCGCCCTCAATCGGTGCCGACTCAATTGGGATGCGTCCCTCGTAGGCTTCGCGGATTTTCATCAGAGCATTCAGGCCGCGAGCTGTGCCGCCCATGATCTTGAATTCCTCAAAGTCATCCTTGCCCCAAACGCCCTTGGCAACCAAGCCGCGAGCCCAATCGACCATGCCGTTGACCACAGCGCCGCCATTAGGACCTAGCTTCTTCATTTCCTCGGCAGGGTCAACCATCTCACCGGCCATCATCTCCTGCGCCTGGGAGCGCAAAGAGGTTGCCAGATCATCAAACTGCGCCTGGGATAATCCGTTTTCTTTAGCCCAGCCAGCAAGCGTTGATGCTATCGGGTTATCAGCAGAGTCCTCGCCGCCAAATGAACTAAGGTCATATTTGCCATCAGCTGGTGCGTTGTGAGCGCCCTTAGAGATTTTGGCTCTCAGGTCGCGCCATGATTTGGCAATACCTTCAAGATCGGGCTCGTTGCTGTCTTTGTTCCAGAAGTTTTCTGGCCAGTAATCTGGCCGCTCCAGCGGATCCTCTGCTGGTGCTTTGTTGGGGTCGGGTGGTCGGTGATCAATATCGACTGCCTGGGTAGCTTGCGCCGGGGTGTTGGGGTCATCGACTGTAACGCTGTCGAGTAGGCCGGAGCTACCGGGCTCGACAGTTGTTGTGTCTGTCATAAGTTCCTCGCTTGATGAATCCGTGCAATGAGTTCTCGCACGACGGTCCTTTGCCCTTCAGCAAAGAAAGCGTGCGATGGGTCGGTACCTGGCACGGCAACAGGCACATCCACATACATCTGACGCAGCCAGGCCAGCAGCTTCTGGCCGTCCTCAGTAGCAAACACCCGCAGGCAGAGCCTAGCTAGGTCTTCCCGCTGCTGCTCTACTGGCCGAACGTCAGCCGTTATTGCTTCAAGTTCATCCCAGCTCAAACCGGCATCCCTTCAGGCGCTGCCCCAGCTTGTGCTTGCATGGCCATTGCCTGCGCCATTGCAGCCTCCTGCTGCTGCTGTTGCATGGTTTCCATCAGTACCGCACGCTCGGCTGCTGTATTGCGCACAGAAGCCGGCACGCCCAGCTTGTCGCCAATGTAATCAACCACGGCATCGGTCTTAATCGCCAGTGCGCCATCGGTGCCAAAGCCCTGCATCAGCTGGGTATACTGGATAATCGCGTTGACCTCCTCCATGTTCTGAGCCATAGCCAGCGGAGCCACCGGCACCACCTTGGCCTCCAGGCCGTTGACGCGCAGCGGCATGTCGATCAAGCCGCGCTCATCCATTACCTCAAGGATCTTGGCCACCAGCGGGATCATTGTCTCGTTGATCAGGCGACCAAAGGCAGAGCCAAGATTCTGCGCGAGCTCCTTCATGCGCTCAACAATCTCAGTAGCCGACCGTGCCGACATATTGTCTGGCGGCAGCGACTCATCCAACAGGATTCGCTTGATGTTGGCAGACAGATCGTTGATGACCAGCTGGCTGACATTGAAGTCACCGGATCGAGGTAGCGGCAGCAAAGCAGGACCTTGTGGACCGCCATTGCGAGCCACGGGAATGATTGCACCAGGCACCAGCTTGACCGTATTGGGGTTGAGCACGCCATCATCGGCGGCAGTATAGACACCAGCAACAGCTAGGCTGGCGTTCTTTAGCAGCAGCTCTTTGACCTTGTTGAGCGTCTTAATGTCTGGCAGCGCAGTCATCAGTGGACCGCGCCCATAGATCTCGCCGGCCACCTTCATATAACGGCTAATTACCCAGGGCGAGGTTTTGCGACGGCGATAGACCAGCTCTTCTTTGCCTTCCTTCCAGATAACGTGATAGCAGTAATCACCCCGCTTGGTATCGAAAATTGTGGCTTCCAGCAACTCAACATCGTCGGTGGGCTTTTGCTCAATCAAGCGCTGCAGTGTGTCCGGTATCTTCGCGTCTGGCCACTGGCGCTGGATCGACTCAGCCTTCATGCGCATGCGGCGGTAGACGTTATCTACCTGCCCGTTCGCGCCCTCCTCGTAGCTGACCAGGAACAGCGGCACAGGCACAAAGTTAATCGGCGAGACATCATCACCAGGCTGCACCATCATGCAGGCTGTGCCAACCGCCAGATCCAGCAGGAATTCACCAATAGCAATGTCAAAATTGGATTGCTTTAGAACAGCAAACATCTGGTCGCTGTAGACATCTAGCACTGCCTGCAGCTGCTGCTTGCGATCCGCTGGGATTGACGGACCAGGCTCAAGCCTCGCCCACTTGCGCTGCGGTGGAAACACAACAGACTGCAGCCGGTTGGCAAAACGCTGGGTTGAGTTGATGGCGGTCGAGTCAAACACCCTAGCCATCTTCTTGCTGCCTGTTGCGCCACCCTCCCAAACGCCATAGAGTTGACGCTGTGGCAGGGCAAACTCATAGGCATCCTGGTACAGCTGCTGAAACTCGTCCTTCTTTCGCTGGGCGAGATCCTGCCGCTTCATGATTTCTTCAGGCTTTAGTCTCATGCCGCCCAGCGGCTCTTTGTAAGCCATGATCAATCTTCCTCTTCGTCTTCAAGTTCAGCCTCGTCCATCATCTCCTTCAAGCCGCGCATTGGCTTCTCTGGTTTCTTGGTGGACATGTACTGTGCAATCTTTTTACGCAGGGCAGGCGGGAGCTTTGACAGCTCGACCATGCCTTCCTTATCTTCGTATTCTTTTTCTATAGAGATTTCGATCTTCATTTCTTCACCCCTTTGCTCATCCCTGCCTCAGACAATGCGATAGCAACCGCCTGGTCACGCGACTTAACCTTCTCTCCGCTGGATGATTTCAGCTTGCCAGCTTTGTACTCGCGCATCACTTTGGAAACTTTGTCTTTCATTTTGTCTGGCATGTCAGTCCTCATCCTTGTCTAGTTTGTACTTCTCCAGCAGGTTGCGTCCCTTGGCGGCCAGCCTAGATGCGGCACCCGCTGTGCGTGGCACCGGCTCGCCCCAGGCATTTGCCGCCAACGCCAACCGGGTTGGCCGTCCCTTGTCGTCTACCATCGGCCCGCTTGGGTTGGTGTAGAACCGAGTCAGGAAAGATCCCTTGCGGCGTGCCTTCTCGCCTGACGGTGCAGATTCTTTAACGCCCGGCTGGAGGTTCTTACTCTCGCCGGATGCCTCAAACTTGCGCCTGCCGGCCTCAGTCAGCCCACCTTCGGGATCCCTGTACTTGCTCATGCCTTGGCCGAGTACCCTTCAAGCATTGGCCGCTTTTGCTTGCGAGTCTTGGCCGCAGCTTTAAATGCAGCATCTGTCGGCGCACCCTCGGATCCTGGGCGACGCATCTTCTCGCCGCTGCCTTCTTTGATGCGCTCACGTTTTGCGTGGATGTTTTCGTAGAGTCCCGGCATTTACGCCTCCTGTAACATTGGTCTGCGACTGCGGCGCGATACTGCCGCTAGCTTGCCGGCACGGCGCTCACCTAGTTCACGCCCGAATTCTTCCTGTATTTGGCTGCGACGCTGCTCAAACTGCGAAGAATCAAAGGCTGCAGCTCCTGATACGGTAGGCGCAGTGGGTGCAGTGGGTGCCTTCTCGGTAAAAACTGGTGGTTTATTTTTCTTATAAACCGCCAACCCCTCTACAAAATAATCATCATCATTGATTTGACTTAAATATTTTGTTTGGCCGCTTTCAGTAAAAAAGTAATCTGTGCTCTTTTTTACAGGCTTCATATACCCAAGTAGCGTCATTGGATTTTTTTCAACCTCTGCCAATGATTTTTGATAATCCTCTAATCTTTTTTTAAAATCTTTGGATTGTTGTTCAAAGGCCGGCAGTGTTTCGGCTTTGTACTTGGCTGCCGCCTCTTCAAAGGGAGCCATCTGCTGCGCAACCTGCTTCTGATAGTCGCTGAAAGATGTTTCGTACTGGCCGGTCAGCTCATTGATGCTGCGGTTGTATTGCTCTGCCAGACGATCAATGTCCGTCATCCTGCGCAATCGCTTCCCTTTGGGTGCGGTAGCCATTATTGCATCCTCATGCCGGCGGTAAACTCAGGCGATGTTATGCCGAGCTCTGGTGTCAGGCGCTCCTGGGAGAGCAGCGCACGGCGGCCACCACGGGTGCGAGCCTTCAGTGCGGATGCCTCAGACTGTGCCGCCTTGCGACGCTCCTCATCAGCTGCGGCCTGCACTTCCTTGGCTTTCTTTTCCATCTCAAGCCGGCCTTCTTGGTACCGCAGCTGTTGCGACTCAAACTGCTGACGCGCTGTCTGAGCCTGCTGCTCAAGCGACGCACCCTGCTTGGCATACTCTGCTGTCTGCCGAGCTAACTCATTGCGCATTGCAGCAGCGTCAGCCGCCTGTTGTTGCAATGCAGCCACCTGTTGGCGCTCTGCGTCTTTGCGCGAACGTCTTGCCTCATTCGCCTGATAAACAGATCCACCGAGAACTGCCAAAGCCAAAGGTATAGACATGATTTACCCACCCCCAATAAATACAATCAAAGCAATTCTATTTCATTTTCAATGGCTTGCAATACCAAACATATATGCAAGATATAAATTAAGCAAAAATATCGAAGTCCATCTTGGCCACTGTCATGCCGGGCGCTCTGCCGCCTAGCTGGTGGGTTCTTGTCATTCGGTTATATTCGCCGCCGCCCAGCATCAGGTAGCCAAATGAGTCGCCAATGTGTGAGTGTTCGTTCTTGTTGGGTGCGTCTCTGAACCGCTCTTGGCCTGCGCCGACGGCAACCCGCTTGAAGTGGTATCCACCGGCTAGAGACTTCCTCAGTAGCTTGCAGTTGCGGTTGACGATTAGCCCTGGCTTGCCGTCAATTAGGCGCTGCATGGGCGCTGCTGCGGCTTCTCGGCGTACTTTAAAGTCGTTGCTAGCTGTCGGTTGTGCGCGCAAACCAAGCGTTCTCAGGTAGTCAAATGCGGTGACCTCATAGATGCCATCACGCTGCATACCGGCTGGGTCACCCCAAATCATAACCTGATGGTTTGGGTACCGCGCATTGAGTTCAGCGAGCAGTTGCTGGCCGAACCGCTCCAAACCCATATCAAAGGTGACAATCTCATGGTGGATCACCCAGCGGCCATTAGGCAAGCGCTGGCCAATGGTAGCCGCCGGGGTTAATCCGAAGTCGAGTCCGAGCTGGATCGGTACATCAGGCGATACCTCGGTGTCACCGGACATCAGGGAGTCGTTATATTCAGGCCAGACGGGTCTACCCTCTTGCACATAGGTGTAGAGCCCACCAGCGTAGCACTTGATCCAATCCAAGTTCTTACCCAGCAGCATCTGCTGATAGTAACCACCCGGCAGGTTGTTGACATTCTCGGCCTTGGGGTTGACCTTCCACCACTTGCCGGCAGAGAAGATATGATCGTTTGCCTCTGGGTTGTCTGGTAGATCGGCTGGATCGACTTCAGTGATCCCGCCTGGTTGCTTCCAAAACTTCCAGGCATACGCGCCGGTCATCTTCTCTTTCTCGGCCATCTTATGCCACCAGTGGTCGTCATCCATCGGGTTGGTATCCATCCAGATACCGTGCCAGGTAGCGCCGCCGTCCCTCTTTGTGGGGTAGCGTCCTACCCGGTGCGTCAGACCGTCAATCACCGCCTTGGGCAGCTCCCGCGCCTCGTTGACCCACGCACCTGTTAGCTCCAAAGAGAGCAGCTTCCTGACATCTTTAGGCTGGTCGAGCGCCAAAAAGATGACCTCCATGTCGATGCCTGCGGCCTCACCACGGGCTGGTAGCCGGATATGGTGGGTAATCGGCGGGGTGTAGAGCATCGGCCCGAAAGTAGACTCAGGAAAGAGATCCAACCAGGTTTTGATGGTGGTGGTCTTTAGCATCGGGTAGCTGTTTCGCACCACCGCCCAGCGGGTGTAACGGATGTTATCAATCGGGCTCGGCTTCTGCTGAATCGCCTTGGTAAAGATCTTGGCCGCACAGCCGTAGCTCTTGCCGGATCCCACCGGACCCATGATCCCCTGCACAAAAGCGTTGCTCTTGAAGAAATCGTAGATCACCGGGCTCTGGCTGAAGTCGAACCGCAGACCCTCGCTCGCTACCGTCTTGCTTGACTGCTCTTTTGTTTTTGACACGTTTCCTCCAGAGACTCATTATTCTGCGTTAGGTGCGACCACGTTGACATCAATCACGCTAGGCTTGTCGTTCTCGTCAGGGTTGTCCAGCAATCCACTCGCTTTAGCCAGCAGACGCAAAACACCTACCTTGTCATACAACTCAATGTCCAAGAAACTGTTGCCATCCTTGTCTGTTCTGACCGATACCTTCTTAATGGCCTGCAAAGCGTGTTCAGGGATCTGGTGCGCCGCCTTAACCTTTACATTGCCATCCTCATCCCAATCCATAATGTCCGTAATCTTGGTATTGGCCATGCAAAGCAAAGCGTAGCTGACCGCTTCTCGGTTTTGAACCAGGGTGTTAGAGCGCTCCAGCCTACGCTGAATCGAGCGTGTACCACCCCAGTTCGTCATAGGCGGGATAACCGTTGACTGCTTTCGGGAAACCATGTCAGTCACCAAGGAATGTCGTCATCAGGAGCAGCTACCTGCGGCTGAACCTGTGGCTGCGGCTGGTAACCGTTAGATTTGGCCTCACTGTGCGCAGATCCCCTAGAAACCTTCACCCCACCTATCTTAACCTTATAAAAGTCATCACCCGCCTGGGTCTTCTTAGGTGTTACCTCCAGCCAATGTATCGTGCCATCAGGCAACATAACATCACCCTTAAACTCAGCGTGCCAATCTTCCTTCTTATCCTTGTTGATAAACGCACTACCCTGACCGGGCTTGTGTTCATACGCCATAAAAACCTCCTTAATGAAAAAGTAAAAGGGTGAGGTACTCGCTTATCCTTAGCCCCGAACGGTTGCCCTTCGGTCATTACCCACAAGCGCATTCAGAATCAGCTTTCCCTCATGAAACAAACCTCCCTGATGAAAAAGGGAGAAAAAATTGCGGGGAGTGCCCGCTACGCCAACGCTGGGGGTGGGGGGAAAGGGGTGCCTTTCTGACAACAGGCATGCCATAGTGACAACGCAATCGTTTCCCTGGGCGTGCGTGCTTGCCTTCGATCAAATATGGACACGTCAACAACCCCCCCCCTGCCATTTGCAGACACCTCCAGCCACCCCCCTGTCCAAAACCCATACGTTCGATTGCGATTTGGACACATCGGATTAGAGCCTCTACAAGCCTCGATCTAGCCTTACCCATGTCTGCCTATTACCCGCCATGTGATCGTGCCTTGGCGGTACCTTAAATCACGTTTAAACGGCATCGCCTGTCCGTCCAGCATCCCGATGTAGCTGCATGATGGAGTCAATCAGCACTCCGGGTTGTGGGATTGGCAACCCTTCACCCTGATACAAGTTAAGCAACATTGCAATATCAGCATCTAGTTGTTCAATCGTTAATGGTTGCACAGAACTTAACCTAAGTACTTCCTCCTTAGTTAAACCTTTAATCTTATGTTTAATAAAAACCTTAATATATTCCTCCTTAGGTGTTCTTTCTGTGTTCTGCTCAACCTCATTAGGTTGCGCATAGGTTGCGTATGTATTGCCTACTTTTTCATCACTTGGTGCAACCTTATTGGGTTGCTTATGTCTGGCTTTCTTTGCTGCAATCTCTGCTTTCATCTTAGCAACAGTTACGGTGTCCCCTGACTTTGGCATGGTGTATTCCTTTGGTGGTTGGGTTATAGGTTTAACAACTCCTTTGATCATCTCCTGGATGCGTCTTAGTCCTTCAGGATCGGGTGTCATATCGTTCATCTGCTCCTCCTTCATGTAGGGTGGTCTGGTGTCTTCAATGCGGCTGGTGACTGCAATGGCTGTCTCTGTGTCGATGGTCGGATCAAAGACAACCCGCATAGTGTCTGGCCGGATGCCTCGGTAGTGCCGGCTTACAACCTCAACATAGCCGGCTTCCTTGAGCTTCTTTAGCTGCTTACTGATGGCCTGCCGGCTGACTCCCGCGTCCTGGGATAAGCGCAGCTGGCTTACCCAGGTAACGCCTGCCCGGTTGCAGTAGCTGCAGACCAGTGCCAGGATCCGAAACATCCCGTCAGTCAAGCGCCTGTCCTGCAATGCGCGTATTGGCATCACAGCAACCTTGCGCTGGTCTGGCGTGGGATCCTTCTCCTTGACCCTGGGCTTCTTCGGTAGTTTGAACTCAATCACATTGCCAGGCTGTGGAATCACTGCTCCAGCCCCTCAACTTCCATGAGCTTGATCAACGTGAAAATAGCATTGGTCGGAATCGTCAACTCCTTGGCCGACCGGTTCTTCTGTAAGCAGATGGTCTGCCACTTAACTAGGGCGTTGTAGGCTTCCTGCACCGCAGCTCTAGCCTTCGGGCTCAGTTGTGGTTCGCTCATGGCAACAACCCCTTGATAGCCTTGATCTCCCAGCCGGTTATGTCATGCACCCGCAGAATAGTCTCAGCGCCTACCGGCAACCGGTTGTGACGCAGCTTTGAGATCTGGCTCGCCTTTAACTCCAAGAACCTGGCCAGCTCGGCATCAGTCTTGAGCTTGTATTCCTTCATGATCTTGTCTAGCAACTGGTGTTTCTTACTTGGAACTTCCATTTTTATATCTCCTCAACATGTCTTGTCGCAGCTTAAATCGAGCCTCTGAGCCGCGTTCTTTCTCAACCCCGTTCAGGTAGTCGAGCTTGGTTATTCGTGGCTTCCTAGCCTTGTCTGGTAGCTTTAAGGCATACCGGATCTCGCACTCATGCCGCCACTCTTCCGACCAGGTACAGACGGTCCTGCCGTCCAGCACTACTGGATCGGTAAACGGATGCATTCGCCCGCACAGTGGGCATGGCGCATCAGCCAAGGAATCGCCTGTGATACCGCCTGGTCGCCTTGACCGCAGAGATCCAGCCTAAACCGCTGGTCTTCCACATCCAAAAACATCGCAGGATTCGCTTAGTCTTGGCCATTACATTTTCCTCCCACGCAACATCCGACAGGTTTCCCGCTCCCTCTGGGTGACATCAGGATGGAAAGACTCCAGCGCACAGATGCGCTGCCACTGCTCTGGTGTCTGCTTGTGCGGCATAACAAAGATTGCATACAGCAACCCGGTTGCAATGCCACCCGCCCAGACTCCGGCAATGATGTGCTGGCCGGCTGTCATTTGATCCTCCGCATCGCCTTGGCCTGCTCCAGCTGCTGCTCGCGCCGGATCCTGCGAAACCGCTTGGCCAGATCTGTGTCGCTAGCCGGTATGTACTTCCAATCATCATTCCAAACGCTGGCCGTCGGGTCCTTCTCCTTCGGCTTTGGCTTGACCGTCTCCTGCTGTTGCGGCAGTGCTAACTTCAGTTTTTGCATCGCTCACCCCCTCAAGTTGATCCCGCATCATCGGGATAAAGTTGTCTAACAACAGACAGACCCGCCAGGGCTGCCCATTGCGCCTGTAAACCAATACTGGAACCTCTCCAGGCTGGGCGCAAGCCTCCACCTGCTGGCTCCATAAATCCATCTTCAAAGTCTCCTGGCGCTTAACCTCAAGCCTGAACTTCTGGATCGTGATGTCGTCAGCGCCGTCCCTGGATTGCCCCAGGTTGCGCTTGACCACGAAACCCAGCTGATCAGTCAGCAGCTTGGCCAGCTCACGCTCACCCGCAGAGCCCTTATCCCGCTTACCTCGACCGTTCATGCGCCAACCCTTATTTGAATTCGCTTACCAATCCAACCCATAACAGGCACAGCCATGCTGTTACCCAGAGCCTTGTAGCGTGGACCGTCAGGCGACTCTGGCTGCTTGCGCCAAGGGATGTTGGTGTACCCATCAGGAAAGCCTTGTAGGCGCTCGCATTCCACTGGAGTCAGACGGCGCACAGCCATTGATTGCAAAACCGCAGGCGCTGTGTTTCCACCGGCATTACTTGGTAAAGTTGGGGCAATAGCATTAGACCATCCGATACTTCTTGAAGCCGCACCTTGCCCACTTTTAAACGCACCAATCGGCTGCGCCACTGCATGACTGTTACCTTTGGTAAGCGTAAACATTGCTTCACCTTCCTCACCAACACCACAGCCTGTGCTAGCAGCAGCGTCTGGGCTTCGCATTACGTTCATTGTATTGAGCGGGATAGGCTGCGCTACGCCTTGCAGGCCGGTGGTATCCAGCGTATACATGGTGCCGTCATCCTTCCAGCCAGACCCGTTCTGACTCTTGTCGCGGCTAGATATATCGGCCAATGCGATGGGTTTTGTGGCCGGCATGACTGCACCCTCCTCAACATCTCGAGCGCCCAGCGACTGAAACATTCGCGCTGTGATCGTGCCGATCAGGTGTCCATTGGCAACGGATTGATGGGTAAGTTTTCCACCGCCGCACTCTGTATCAAGACTGCCTGCAATGACCGGAGTTTCTACATACCATCCGTGTTCATTGTGGCCAGTGCGACTGACTCCAGTGCCTGCTTTAGTGAGGGTGGGAGTGACTTTCCCCTTTTTTCTGCTCGGCGCAGTATCCCGGCGCAGGCTTTCTGGCTCAAAAAGAACCTCGGCGGCAGCTCGCCAATCTCCAAGGTGTCCGACAACGAACACACGGCGGCGGCGCTGGGCCACTCCGAAGTACTGAGCGTCAAGCACTCTGTATGCGAACCCATACCCGAGTTCTGCCAGCGCCCCGAGGAAGGAACCAAAGTCCCGCCCACCGTTGCTACTGAGGACACCCGGCACGTTTTCCCATACGCACCACTGGGGTCTAAAGTGGTCAAGAATCCCGCAATAGACGAGGGCAAGGTTGCCTCTGGGATCGGCGAGTCCTTTGCGAAGTCCGGCGACGGAAAAAGATTGGCAAGGCGTTCCACCGACCAGAAGGTCAACTGTTCCAAGATCCCACTCCTTATAGTTAGTCATATCACCAAGGTTTTTCACGGCTGGATAATGGTGCGCCAGCACAGCAGCAGGGAAAGGCTCAATCTCTGCAAACCCTACCGGCTCCCAGCCTAGCTGGTGCCAGGCTACTGTTGCAGCCTCAATGCCTGAACACACAGATAGATATTTCACCGAGCCCCCAACAGCTGCTGTAGCCGGGTTTCTGTGCTGCTGTACTTCGGCCTCAGTGACTCAATGACCAGCTCCTCAATGATGCTGGTGCGCGATCTACGCTGATCCCTAGCCGCAGCATCCAGCAGATCCTTGGTTTCAGCGCGAAAGCGCACAAGCATTTGCTTGTATTCCTGCTCCATCAGACACCTCCCTGTAAATATATCGGCAAGATAGCACAGCTTTTTCCTGCGTTGGTAGTGGTAAAAATACCACAGAGAAATATTGGTTTGGGTTATTGACATATCGCTGAGATATATGCGAGGATCTGTCTACGGTCACTACCGACCGCACCGCCACCGAGATACAGGAGCGTAAACATGAGCAAATATGTAGCCTACTTCCGAGTTTCCACCGAGCGCCAAGGTCAGTCTGGCCTCGGCCTTGAAGCCCAGCAAGCAGCCGTCAAAACCTACGCTGACGGCATCATCCACAGCTTCACCGAGATCGAATCAGGCAAGCACGACGACCGGCCACAGCTGGCCGCTGCCATCGCTATGTGCAAAGCCACAGGCGCAGCTCTGCTGATTGCTAAGATTGACCGTCTGTCGCGCCAGGCAGCCTTCCTGCTGACCCTGCGTGACTCTGGTGTCCAGATCGTGGCAGCCGACATGCCGCACGCCGGCACGTTAGAGTTTGGCATCCGCGCAGTGGTTGCCCAGCATGAGCGTGAAGAGATCAGCCGCCGTACCAAGGCAGCGCTGCAGGCAGCCAAAGCTCGCGGCGTTAAGCTCGGCAGCCCAAACCCAGCAGCTGGATCCGCAGCCGGTATCGCTAGCATTCAAGCAAGCGCAAATCAGTTTGCCCAGCGCGTTCAGCCCATCATCGCAGACATCATCGCCAAAACCGGATCGACAAGCCTGCGCTCAATCGCAGCTGCACTGACAGCTCGCGGCGTGCAGACACCTCGAGGCGGTACCAAGTGGGGTGCCAGCCAGGTTGCCAACCTGATGCAGCGAGGTGCAGCATGAGCGACGACTTCTTCCTGGGAGCCATCACAGCCATGATCATCATGGTCGTTATCTTAGTCGGCGGGGGTGTCATATGATGACCGGTCAGATGCTGCGCGACGCACAGCTGGCGTTCTTTGAAATGCGAGACTCCGATTTCCTCGAGCACTGCCGCACTATCGCTGCTGACATTGCCAAGCAGCATGGCCAGGTGTCGATCAATGAAGTACGCAAGGCCATCAACATACCTGAAGGCGTGCATCCATCTGTGCTTGGCGCTGTTTTCAAGTCAAAAAAATTTATAGCAATCGGTTACACCGAGGCTACCCACAAGGCCGCACATGCTAGGGTCGTGCGCGTCTACAAACTCAAGGAGGAAACATGTCAGGAAAGCTAACCCCAAACACAATGATGTCAGCCAGCAGGCTTCCTGCGCTGTTGGGATTGTCTAAATATCAAAGCCCCAATGATGAGCTGCAGACCACCATCAATGCAATTGCCGGCATTGAATCTGACTTTGAGCAGAATGAATCAATGGCCTGGGGCGACCGGCTTGAGGAAATTATCCTGCGCGAAACAGCAAAGCGACTCCAGCTCGCAGACCTGAAGACTGAGTTTAACAAAGCGTTCTATCACGAAACACTGCCGCTGGCCTGCAGCCTGGATGGCTGCGCTGATGGTGCCGGGCAGATTGTCCGCACCGACCCAGACGCTGGGATCTATGTGATCGGCAAAGACTCCATCGAATTAGCCGGCGTTGGCGTGCTTGAGGCCAAGCTCACCGCAGTACAGCCCGAAGAAATACCGGCACTCTACCGTGGTCCTGTGCAGCTGCAGGCTCAGATGGACATCATGCAGGCCAAGTGGGGATGCGTGGCCGTGCTGTACCAGGGAACCACGCTGCGGATCTTCCTGTTTGAGCCGCACGCACAGACGCTGGCCACCATCAAGGCAGCCGTGCTTGAGTTTCAGCACAAGGTAGAAAAATTCAGAGCAACCGGCGAGATCGATTTCTACAACCCGGCGAGCAGCAAAGACGCTGACCGCATGTATCCGACCGCAGACGAAAGCCGAACGGCACACTTGCCGGAGCGAGCGCAGCATCTGGTCGGGCAGATCGTGGCCGCCAAGGCAGACATTGAGCAGGCAGAACAGAGGCGCACTGAAGCAGAGACGGAGTTGAAAGCAATGATGGGCGAGGCATCGAAGGCCAAGGTCGGCAACTACGAAATCCGCTGGCCAATGCGCTTCTACAAGGCAGCACCCCAGCGCGTCGTGCCGGCCAAGGATGCCTACAGCATTCGTCAATCCACACTATCAATCAAGGAGCTTTGATGGACAACCGAGAGCTGACAGACATTGAGCAAGCGCACGCTGCAGCCTGCGTCGCGCTGCTTAATGCAGTGCCGACCATGACCGAAGAGCAAGCAAACGAAGTGGTGGACAGCCTGTCTGTCTTATTGCTTCAGACATTAAATACTTATGTACCAGGGGATGATGATGCAATTGACTACAACTAAGGGATTCGCTCCCGCCACTATGGGCGAGGCGATGGAGTTTTCAAAGATGCTGGCCGACTCTAGCATGGTCCCACGCGCCTACCAGGGAAAACCACAGGACATCATGGTCTGCGTGCAGTGGGGCTATGAGCTCGGCCTGGCACCCATGCAGGCGCTCCAGAATATTGCCGTAATCAATGGCAAGCCCAGCGTGTACGGCGACGCTATGGCCGCGCTGGTGCAGGCTAGCCCGGTCTGCGATGGTATCGACGAAACCTTTGAGGGAGTCGAGGGGACGGGTGAGTTTGCCGCTGTCTGCATAGCCAGGCGCAAAGGCCGGCAGCCAGTGACAATTAAGTTTAGCGTCAATGATGCCAAGCGTGCTGGTCTTTGGAATAAGCAGGGACCGTGGACGCAGTACCCAAAGCGGATGTTGCAGATGCGAGCTCGCGGCTTCGCCCTGCGCGATGCCTTCCCTGATGTCTTGAAGGGATTGATCAGCGCCGAGGAGGCCGCCGACTACCCTGATGATGCCAAGCCCAGGCCAATCAAAGATGTCACGCCCATCCCAGCAAACCCGCTGGATATGATTGCGCCGCCCGCACCGCCGGAGCCAATTGAGATTCAAGAGATAGTTGACGGTGTAGTTGAGATCATGAATCAAACTCCAGTTGAAGATCTAATCGCATCTGGGAAAGCATTCTTTGATGCCGTGATGGCGGCGCAGGATACTGATGAATTGCAGAATGAGCCAGAGGATTCTGATGCGGTAGAGAGTTATCCGCAGGGTTACCCGCTGATGGTGCCAGACATGAAGGCCGAGCGAGCCGAGGGTGAACCGGTGCCGGCCTTACTCAATAGCACCTGGTCCGACATTGATGCCTGGTGCGATGCGTATGAGGAGCTCGCAGACAAAACCGCACGCGCTGGTAAGCGTCCAGCCAGAGAGCGCATGACAATCCTCAAAGAGCTCCGCAACGCTAACCAATCGGTCATCGAGAAGATCGACCCGGTCAAGCGGCTGCGGCACTCTGCTTCCTATGCCAAACGCCTGGCAGCGCTGGGCGCATCAATGGGTGGATCAGCAGAAAAAAACCCCGGCACTTAGCCGGGGAAACTGGTCGGGTGGTTTGGCGCGAAGGAGGTCGCCCAGCCCGGCCAGAGTTGCTACTGCCTTATTGCTTGATACTGGGCGTGGCACTGCTTGAGGGAGGCGCGGAGCTCATCTGCTCTGGCAGCCTCCCCTGCAAGAAATTGCGCATCCTCTCTAGAAAGTCCTGCTCCAGTACAGCTGGAGGGGGCGCATCCAGCGCTGGCGGTACTGGACACGGTACTGGTTTCGGCGGTGGGGCGACTCGGCCTGTCGCGCAGGCTGTTAGTAAGAGCGGCAGTGCGAGCATTAAGATCACGGATCTCACGGTCTTTATCCTTTCTTAGTAGGTCAGCGCTGGCCTGCAGTTCCTGTTCCTTCTCGCGAGCTGCAGCCTGGGCAGCAGCGTGCTCTGCCAGCTGCGCAGCCCGTTCCTTATCCCACTTCTGTTGCACCTCGGCCACGCCCAGCTCATGCCCTTGGTACAGGCCGGCACCGCCAGCTGCGGCCACCGCCAGGACAAAGCCAAGGATTAACCAGGGATTCATTTTGTTGGCGGCACTTTTGTTCCGTCCAATTTTTTATGGACCTTAACATCCTTGCAGACTTTAACTTCCTTGCCTTTGCGATCCTTCTGCATGTTGCAAATCTTCTTAGTCTCCTGGGCAAAGGCAGGCATTGTCAGGGTCAAGGCCAACAGGGTTGCAAATAGCGTCTTCATTCGTCTCTCTCCGGGTGAGGTGGTTGAACAGGGGCAGGTTTGCCAGCATAGCCAGCAGCAGCAACAGCAGCAGGATCTCCCTCGCTGCGTACTGTGGTCACAGTCGTGGTCACAACAGGAGCAGGCTTGGGTGGTGGTGCATCCTTGAAGTCAGCAGCAGTCGAGATGCCGGGTGGTGGTACGAAAGCATCCTTACCCTTGACCGCAATCAGGGTAGCCAGCGCACCGAGTATGTACTTGCTCATGTCTGAGAGCAGCAGGAAAAAATTCTTATCAGCTGGTGCCATGCCAGACATCGGCTGAGTGACAAACACCACCGAGTACATCGACAGCCCTGCCATGATGACCAGGATCAGGCAGAAGGTAATGCCGATGGTGAACTTCAGCAGAGAGTTGAGCTGTTCTTCTGTGGCTTTCAGGATCATGGCTTTGCCTTCTCAGGTTGAGTTACATCTTCAGGACAGGTGCCGGTTGCAGTGCAGATCGGTGGCTTGCACTCTTTAGTCTCCCAATTCTTGGGATCCTGGCAAGGATACCTAAACCGATCCTCACAAGCGCTAGCCGCCCAGCACATGCAGAGCATGAGCGTAATGTTTCTTACGGTCTTCAAGTCCAATGGTGCCTCCGTTAATCCGTTTAGTCATGGTCAAAATGTCACCGGCATCTGCCAGCTTGTTCAGGCTAGCTGTTTCCCAGTACCAGCAAGCAGACTGTGCTGCTCCCTCAAATGTCTGCATATACTCAGACGCTGCTTCTGGCGTGATGCCAAGGGATGAGGCGAACCAGAAGTAATTATCCTTGCCGGTAACCTGAATAAGACCTCGGCCTTTGTACCGAGCGCCATCACCACTATTCTCATCGCCGTTGCCCATCCGGTTAGCGTAGACACGGTTGGCAATCTTATCTGGTTGCCTGGCGTAGGCATTGGCTGTGCCTTGGTCGGGAAAGTATTTGGCAAAGGTCTTCATCAGACCAGCGGCGCTGTAGTTCAGGTTCTCTGTCAGCCAGACAAAGCCGCCAGACTCATGGCCACACTGTGCCATGAATGCAGCGATGCGCTTTGGTGTGTTGATCTCGTAGTCGTCAGCCAGCGACTTGCCATTCAGCTCAGTCTGCTTGCCGAACAGTGCGTCGTACCACTGCTGTGGGTATTTAGTATTGGGAACTAACTGCCTAAACTGCTGCATTGTGATCATTCTTCACCCCTCATTTCCCGTAAAACTTTTAGTCTCAGTTCTTTCATCTTGCGGGTTTCTTGTTCAGCCCGGTACAGTGCATTGTTCATGTCCATGTACATCACGCCCATCACAGGCAGCGCAATCACTAGCACAAAACACAAGACCACCACGGCGACAAGTAATGTCCACGGTACGTCTGGCTCGTTCGCAGGAGGACTAGGAGGCTTGCGAACCACACCACGACGAAAAGGATTGCTCCAACCCATACCGCTTCTTCCTTCCGCTTCCTTCTCAACCTACGTTGCCGAGCAGCCTCAATCTGTAGCTTCGCAGTCTCACGCTTATGCGCTTCGTCCTGCTCAATAACGATCTGCTTCCACATCTTTTCGTACCGGCTCCACAAGTCACCAAGTTCAGCCGGTGCTTTGTAGACCATAGTCTCGCGCAACTCAGCAAACATGGCATCTAATCTTGACCGGATGATGACGCGTATTAAAGCCCGTTTGCCAACCGAATCTGCACCCGTATAAACCTGTGTTGCTTCTGCTTCCTGCTGGATAAAGACCTTGCCTATCTTGTCGTACTCATCCATCAGCACACCAAGATCATTGCCGATCTTAATGAAGACATCATTTGGATCAGCCTTAGCAATCTCCTGCACTCGCTGCACTTCAGCGACGTACTGCGCTTTCTGTGCCGGGGTTGGGTTTCCACCTGTTACCTTGTCATACTGCGACTTTAGATCTTCCAGTACATCCTTGACCTCCCCGGCTGCTCCCTTAATATCCTTATAAAGTTTACACCCGGCCTTTACTGCACTGACAGCAGCATTGGCAGCAGCAAGTAGGGTTAGCGGATCCACATATCAGAACAGGTGCAGTTGCTTCTTCATGGCGATCAGCTCCTCGCGCAAGGCATCATTAGCCTCCTCGCACTTACGGTTCTGTTCCTCTACAGCAGCCAGCCGATCAGACAGGCGTGACACTTCCTCACGCAAGGTGGCGATAACCTGCTGCCACGCAGCGTCAGTAGCATCAGCGGCCTTGTTGCTGCGGCTGTCAACCATGATCTTCTGGTACATACCGTATGCACCAGCGCCAGCAGCGGCGATACCGACACCGAGGTTAGTCAGCCAATCATTCACTTGGCACCTCTGGTTCTGGGTCAGGCTCTGGCTCTGGTTCCGCTGCTACCTCCGGCACCACCACGATCTCTGGTTCCGGGTCAGGAACCTCGGTGATACCGATGGCGTTCTTCTCGTGGATCGTGGTTAGGCGCAGCCAGTTAGCTGGGTATGAGTTACCCGCAGCATCCTTGAATGGCGTGTCGAGTGGCAGGGCTTGTCCGTTTAGTAAAAACATTTGTTACCTCATCGAGCCAGAGAGTTTTTAAAAGGGTGTTCGGCGAAGGCGGCAAAAATAAAAGTTGCGCCCGATCCGTTTAGGAAAGTACCGCTTGAGCGCAGTTTAAATCCGTTAGAAAGAATGTCTGCCGCCCTATTTGTGGTGTTGGAATCTTCGGCAAACGATCCATTCGGGTATAGATTTTTGGACGCGACGTTATATTCATCTCTTGCCGTGTCATAGATAACCCAATCATCCGTGGCAGATGTTTTCTTAAACAGAATAAACCTCGGCCTAAATCCGCAGAACACAAACGGACCATCAGCCGATCCGTTACCCGTGTAGCTGCCGAACCGCGAATAGCCTGCGACTTCGCTGAATAGGTAGGCGACGTAATTACTGCCGTTCACGTTTACCGACTTGTTCGCATCTAGCGTTAAAACTGTTGATGAAGGTGCGGCGGTAAAGTTGCCGTCAGACTGAACTGAATCAGTGCTGTTCAAATACACGTTGTTCACATGACTTGCGAAAGACCTATGCCACGCGATCCAGAAGTTCGTGCCGCTGCGGTTCTTGATGATCGTCATGGCTGGAGCAACGCCAAGCGAGTGCGACACAGTTCGCCCAGAAGTGCCATTCCCCGTATACGTCACAATGTCGAAGCCCTGTGTTGCGCCTTCTTTCCAAAACCATCCAACAGCGTTGGTTTGACTAAGGCCAGCGTCGCTGGAATAGGTAACGCCGGTAGAATCAAACGACACGATGCCGAGCGAATCATTCGCTCCCTCTACGGCTGTGCTACTTGAATTTAATCCCTTTGCTCCTACGCCTCTTACCTTGTCATACAGATAGTGTTGATAATTTTGATTACGGGATTTATGCCATACCAGATCAGGTGCAAAACCAAGACCTGATACAACAGTGGCATTGTTGTAAAGCGCAATATCAAAATACTGATTGCCCTTCAGGATAGTCGGCGCTGGCAGGTTTAGCGTGTTCAGTGCTTTGAAGCCTGTTGGTGGTGTGTAGCTGAAGGGGCGCTGGCCGAAGTTGACGTGATATGTTCTAGCGGTTGAACTGGCCGACGCAAGAAATACCGTTCCAGAACCAGACAGTCCAGTAAACGCAGAGCCTTGACTTACACCATTTTTATAAAAAGTAATTACTCCGGCAGCAGAGTAGGTGATGCCGATCACATCCCCGGTGGTATAGCTGTTCCCAGAATATGCGGCGTTTACTCCCGGAGACTGTTTAGTGCCATCAGAAACGTAACTGTACGAATTTCCGTTCTCAAGCTCCACACCAATATAAGTGACACCAGCGCCAGTAAGCGAAGCAACGGTAACTTCCGCATACCAGTCCGTGCTGTACATCGACCCGTAGATGCTAATTGAGCCAGTGTTAATATCAACAATACTTAGGTTGCCATTTTTAATAAACGAAGCGCCTGTGCGCAGCGGATTCCAAACCGCATAATTCCCCCGCCCATTGCCGCCATCAGCATACTGCGTCGGCACATCCAGCATCGAGTCATACGTCACGCCAGCAGTCACGCTGATGTTGTTCGGTGTCCAGTTGTTGCCGTTGCCTGAATAGTCCTTGCCGATAGTTGTGGCAGTAGCGCCGGTGTTGTCGGAGAAGTTTAGGTAGAAGCCGTTCGTGCCGTAGGTGCCTGCGTACTTCTTTGGTTGCCAGACTCCGGTGACAGGATTGGTTTCACCGAATGACGATGGGTCTAAGGCTTGGCCGTCGATGCTATGCGCCTCGGTCATGTAAAAATCAGAACCGTAGTACCAAGTGCCAGCAAATCGGAAGCGACCTATCTGTTCTTGACCATAGGCCGCAGTTGTCTGCAAGTTCCAGCTTGAGTTCTTGGATTGCGTGAATGATCCAGTGACCGCTTGCCGAACGCCGTTGACGTAAATGATTGCCCGATCAGCTTGAGTGGCGTTGTCCGAGTCTCTTACAAACACTACGTGATACCAAGCAGACGGATCACGAAACACTGCGGTAGTTGTTATTTTTTCGTCACCAGCAGAAGCCCACCTGTCAGCAAGCTCAAGTTGATCTCCTGTCGTAAAACGCATGATCGCGTATTTAATATCTGCACCACTACCGTCTTCATTTGTTTCGGTAAATAAATACCTATCAGCAGTTCCGCCTAAAATTCCTCTTTTTACCCAACACGAAACTGTCCACTTCCGCAGATTGCCGGACGTTGCAACAGACCGATCAAAGTACGCGCTTGCGCTTTCACGCAGACGAACTGACCGGCTGATCTGGTAGCCCTCGGGGCCAAGCAGTAGTGGCAGTGCGTCAATCATTTGACATCGCTCACAAGGCGAGCAGTGATGCGGCTACTGCTCTCAACGAAATAAACCAGAACGTCTACGGCGCTGGCTGTCGTGGTCAGCGTCGGCGCTGTGCCATTGCTGAACTTCCAGTTGCTGCCGTAGGCCAGCGTCCTCGAACCAGTTCCGTCTTGGGTGATGGTGATTGCGCCTGACTGACCTGCTGTCTGATTACTTGGATTCGCCAGTGTACGGTTACCACCCAGCGTGACGCTGAAGTTATTCGACACAGCGAAGTCAGGCGTGATCGTCGCGCCATCGGTCAGCGCTGTGACTCCACCACGCTGCGCCCTAGTAAACGTCTGCGTTACATCCGTCTTAGCGGTGTCAACGTCGTATGCCTGTACATCTACGCCTACCTCAACGTCCATTGCCTGCTGTGCTGCTGCTACTGTCGCCGCAGTGAACACGCCGATACCGACTGTCGTGCCGCCGAGGTTTGTTCTGGCTGTGCCTGCGTTTGTCAGGTCAGATAGGTTGTTTGCTTTGGCAAGGAAGTCTGTGCCTGAAACATAAGCCGCTACCCAGATGGTTCCTGTGTAGACATTCATCACACCAGTTGTGCTGTTGAAGTACAGCGCACCAGCTACAAGCGCATTACCGTCATTGTCTACCGATGGGGCAGAAGACTTAGCGCCAAGGTAGCGGTCATCAAACGAATCGAAAGATGCCAGAGTCTGGTCACGGGCAGCTTCAGCAGCAGACTGTGCCGATGACGCATTGGATGCTGATGTCGATGCACTGCTTGCAGAACTAGCCGCAGCCTGTGCATGGTACTTAGCAGAGAATTCACCGCCAGCTACAGCGCCTGATGTCTTGGTCGCCCAATCGTTAGCCAGGGAAGCCGATGCTGCCGCTGCCGCTTCAGATGCTGCCGCTGCAACCTCAGAGTCATAAGCAGAGCCAGCGTCTACCAGCAGGAACCACTTAGCCGCATCGGTATTTGTGGAGATCGGCTGCGAACCTGTGGAGGTGTGCTGCACTAAGCACTGCCAAATGTTGTTGTTGCTGGTGTCTTTGACAATGTCTCGGACATAGTACAGCGTACCAGATGCCCAGTTGCCACGGTTGGTGCCAAGTGTTTCGCCCAGTGCTGGGTTACCGTTTGCATCAAAGCCCAGCGTCTTGTTTGCCCGCAGCGTCGCCCTGGGCAAGGTCATGTTGATTGTCGTCGGGTCAGTCTGCGGAGCTTGCAGAGCTCGGCTCAAGCCTTCCGAGTTCTGCTGGTTAAAGATGGTCTGTTGATCCAGCTCGTCGTTTAGCGTGTTGGCAAAGAAGTCGCCGCCGGTCACAAAGTCTGTGGTGCGCTGGATCGTGCGGTTGCCGACAATGGCAATCTGCGTTGCACCCGTTGGTGTCGCCGTCAGCGTCACAAAGCCGGTGCCGTTGGTGTTGATCGTGACCGTGTAGTTGGTGGTCAGGGTCAGCAGCGTATCGTCGCGGTATACCGCAATGTCGGCAGCAGCCAGAATCTCAAAGGTAAAGTTGTACGGGCCAGTGCCACTGGCTGCGTACACTACTCGCCTTGTCACATTGTTAATTGGCACGCCCATGTTTCAACCCTTCCTGGTTAAATTTTACTTGCTTAATCTGGTTTGTAATAGATGCCAAAAGACTGACGCGCCTCACCGACATCCGTAATTTTGTCCTGAATTTCTGGGTATTCAAGCATTAGTTTCTGCTTTGAAAATCCCATAAATTTACTGTGTATCTTCTGCACCATCTTCTGCTTCTGATCTAATGGCAATAGATCAAAGCCTGGCATTGTCATGGTATTGAGAATTGTCTGCTTGGCATCAGTCTCTTTGCCGTAGATCGTCAGCAATCGGTTGTATTGCTCTGGCGACAGTTCTACTGGCGAGGATATTGCGCCCTCACCCTCACCCAAAGTAAATGATGTCTTGCGATCTGGCACGCCGATTGGCGAGCCAATCTCTACTAGCAGATCATCCACTTCTGAGAATTGATCCGGCGATACCTTGGTCGGCAGCACCAGCTCCAGCGGGTTGCCCTGGCTGCGCTTCATGGTGTCGCCCCACAGGTTTAACGCCTCTGGCATGGATTCGCTAAAGTAAGGCAGGCGACTGCGGTACTGGTTGAATGCCTCAACAAAACCACGCACACCCATAGGCAGCTCTGGGCTGGCTTTGGTGTCCTTCTTGGTTGGATCTAGCAGGCGATCAATATTGGCCACGGCAGAGTTGTAGACACCACCAGGCGAGCCGCCAATTACAAATCCACCAAACTGCTTGGTCAAGCCGTTGACAATCTTTTCACCATCTACCCGGCCAGATTCATTAAAACCAATTAGCTTGCCAACATCAGCGATGCCCTGCAAATAAGGCTGCTCTTTTAGGTACTCATACAGC